TCGCTCAATAGGGTATTTCCCAAGAAGGAAATCACTAAATGCCATACTCATAACTGTATTGACATTTTCCGATATCCCAGGGGGGAAATAATAATTGCTATCAGACATTGTGGTATTGGCCCACAATGAAAGTACATCTTGATTAATAGGATATGAATTTGGATGCACAACACCCGATGTATCTACACTCAACACGAAAGCGTTCAATCCCGTGTTGGGAGAGGAAGTAATGTAAGCAGGCTGTCCTGCTTGATATCCAACCCCGCCAGTAACTACCCGAATATTTGAAATGAGGGCATCGAATACTGAATCGACAACTGCCGTCGCCGCATTCTGTGGAAACCCGCCTGTGATAGTGACCACATCCCCGACATTATAGGATTGCCCACCATTCGTAATAGTGATCGAGGACAAATATGAAATCAGCCGAGCATAGATGTCGATATACGCCCCACTGTCGAGATCATATACCCATCTCCCCCTCACTACTTCTGATTGAGAGAATGTTCCGAGCGGTTGACTGACCAATAAATCAAGTTGTGTAATCCCATCGGCAACAAGTTGTTGCAACGATTCAGAAACAGCGGAAGCACCCGATGTTTGACCAATAAACCGGACTATAATTTGCCGAGTTTCGATTAAGTCAATGAGTTCTTCGCCATTATAGGTGATCTTAACTTCAATGTTTGCGGCTGGGGCGGTATCAAAAATTACATATGGTTCATTAGGCGAATGGCGATACCCTGATGATTGGAGCACTCCATTCAAATAGACTGATACTGTTGCTCCCCTAGAAGTATCTAACGTTCTAAATCGAGTAGTCGTTCCATCCCCCGTATTGAGAGTCCATAGGGTGGGATCAAGGCGCAATGAAGTCATATTTACCCATCCACTAGACGAGGCTCGTAGCACACTTGTCTTCGGGTAATAAACTTCAATATCTTGGCCATACAACAGACGGAACAACAACCGCACCGATTTATCTGTTCCCTTAGTTCGATACATTTCCTTCGCATGCTGAATGATTAATTCAGGACGGCTCAATTGATCGGCTGGAAATAAGGGGAGATACTGTTTGATAAACTCTGTAATAAAAGCATCCAAACTGGCATCTAAATCAATGGCATCTGGTAGCGACTTTCCCAGATTCATGACTTGCCCAGTCGAATCCATCCAAGCGTAATACGACTCCACGAAGGCCACGAAGGTATCGTAGTTATTCCTGACGAATTCTGGAAGTTGTTGACGTACCAATAAGGAAATTGTATTAGCCATAATAGTTATCGAATCGTAACAGCAATGGAAATTGCGCTTGAATCGTCGGTATCAAGCAAGAGGAGTTGGTTTCGTTGTGTTTCAATGATTGCGGATTGGGGTTGTACATCAATTCTAATGTCCCCAGAATCGAGTAGTGATTCCACCACATTCAAATTGTTAATAGTGAGTTCGCCTGTCTGGTAATCGACAGTTCCGATTTCTGGATTGATGTCTACCTTCTCTGAATTACTGTTATAATAGAATGTGCGAAGGGTTCCATACTTCGACTGTACCACGGCAGATGCCGCCCCTTCTGATCCATCCCCTTCAATAGTGACTAACGCTGATGTATATCCCGTTCCGCGTCTAACTACATTGATGGTTTCAATTTTCCCGTTGACGATAGTAGCCGTTGCTATCGCCCCCGATCCATCTCCTGTAATTGTCACCGTAGGAGCAACCGTATAGTTATAACCAGGATTCGTGATGGTGATCGAGTCGATTCCGGTCGATGAATTAAATACTTCTTCTAAGTATGCCGTTCTCAGTGTTCCTGCCGAATCGCGTGTAGTAAATGCCGTTGACTTCAACCCATCTTGAATTGGGGCATGACGTAACGCAGTACTGAAACTGACTGTGTAAGTTGTGCTTCTATTGAGATTGGGGGTAAATCGTTTCTCCAACCGAACAGAAGTTTCGGACCCAAGAATAGCCTGCAACGAATCATCTACTTGACGACTAAATTTAGAGATCACGAAACTTGCCCCAAACTGATTGAATGTGTCATCCGCGTATGTGATAATAGCATCACGTACCAATGACGCCACTTGGGTAGATGAGAATAATGTTTCTCTTCCGTTTACTTCTACACTTGTTTCAAATTTCAAATACACATAATCAGGATCGACCAGCACAGGAGTTACGGTTAAGACCGCAATTGGAGTTAGCAGTTCAGAGACAATTCGTTCCTTTTCTGCATTGTTCAATACCGCTCCTGTTTTGGGAGCAATCGACACGAATACTTTTCCGTACACAGGAGGGATATTATCTTCCCCGCCCCATACGAATACGCTTTGAATGTTTGGGTATCGTGCTTTCAGAAGAACTTCATAATCTTTCTGTGTAACGGCTCTCCCCTGGGACGTATATGAAATTGGGGCATTTGATCGTATTGATTCGGTGCTTTCTCGTTCCGCCCCACCCGATGCTGATGATATCGGGGATATGATTACATTCGAGAACCCTCCGATTGATCCCGTTGCAAATGAATTGGCTTTATTTGCAGCCTCCCCCACAGTAGATAGATACGAGGCAATGACGATGTTTCCATTCGACAAGGCTTTGGATATTCTTCCATCTCCAAACGATACTCGGTACTTGTTATCATTCGTTGGACTCAAATAATACACTGCACTATTCGCAGTCAGGTCAGTGATATCGGTTGATAGGGTATACACCTCAGAGGACGTGTTTACGTCTGATACTTGTACTGTCATCAACATTGTACTGGTATCGATGTCATCATTTGGTAGATCGAATTGTGAAGATGGATTCGTAACCGAATCATATGTAAACGTGGCGACTTGTGGAGTCCCCGCTTTGATATCAAGATTGCTAAACAAGAACACTCCATTTTCTTTGTAGACGGTTTGCGCCCCAGTGTTCACGAACGTATAATTCACACCATCAATGGCTTCTGATTGAAATTCTGTGAATCGTTCCATGGTCAACACAGATTGGGTATTCCCGCCTGGAGGAGTCACGGTCAAGTTGACGATAGCCGTAGGAGCACGTCTCGATACAGGCAAGTAATTTAATGCCTTGGCATGGGAAAGTACGGAGTTGCGGATTTGTGCCGAATCCATAAACATTTCATTGGCGATCATGTTATAGTAGAATGAGTTATAGTACGTATTATACGCCAATAAGTTAATGAGAATAGATAAGGCAGACCCCTCGAAATTATAGTCTAAGAAGGTTTGTTGGGACTGAAGAAACTGCTTAAGGTTCGTCTTAATCGTTTCAAAGTCCAATTCTGAGATGATGAGTTTTTCTGCCATGTTACCTTGCCTTTTCGATGATAAAATCGATAGTGAATGGATTTGGGAATGTCTCTATGAATACCCGAAGCATCACGTTATATCGGTTCTCATCTTCATTTGGAGTCACTACGAGTGATTGAATTTTGGCGCGGGGTTCAAAGTTTTCAATTGTTTCTTGGATAAACCTAGAAATATCTCTGGCCGTGAATTCATTTACATTCTCGAATAACAATTTTCGGATATTACATCCGACATCTGGTCGAAATGGAGACTCGTAATGGTTCATCTGAAGCAAATTTGTGATTGCTCGAATAACCGAGTCGGCATTATTTTTCAATACCAAGTCCTTACGGATCGGATGAATGGTGAAGTCGAGGGTAAAATCTTGATAAATCGTAGTATTTGCCATAATGGACTATTTAGGTGTTAGACGCCTTTGTTGGCCAGAACATTCAAGAATCCTCCCGGATTCGTGTTACTGATAACATCAAATACAAAATGAGCGCATGGATTCCCATCCAAAGCCTCTAGAGCCAACCCCAAGGCAGCAGATTGGAGTTGATTGATGCAGTTTTGAAGAAACTGAGAATCCTTATCCATAATTCCACGAACCGCCGTTGCTATCTGTCCCATCAAGTCGGCAATATCGGCCACTGTCGCCGCCCCCCGCTCAAGTCTATTCATCATGTTAGCCACAGTGTTGGTGTATCCATCAAAGGTATCTTGGGAAAAGAGCCCAGTAGCCCCACCAATGACCGGCAGACACCCCGCCCCAGCATTTAGGATCGTCATCATGTTCTGCATTTGGACCCCAATAGAAAGGATCTGTTGTAATCCAGGAGCCTGAATACCTTGGCTTTTGAGAACTCCCGATAACCTTCCTGTGTGCATGAGAAAATTACCAAGAGAAGTTCTGATATCCTGGAATGGATCGGTTGACAAGAACTCTGTTGCCTCTGATTGTGATATCGATGGACTAGTCAATGATCCATTCGAGATATCAATAACATGCGTTTCTATTCTGGCAATTGCATCACCAAGAAAATTGGTATTTCGTACCATCGGATTGGTGAACAATCCTCCCGGATCACTGGTAATCTTGTCTAAGAGACTCTGTGATGTCTCAGAAATCCCACTCGAAGATTCTGGTAAATTAGGAAGTTCAAGCCCCGATGGAATATGATCGAAATCTAAGTTAAAAGCCATGATTATCCCGCTAACGTAGTAGTTGATCCCGTTAATGCAATAGACCCGCAATCAATAGCATCAAGCATCCTCATTAGTGGAAGTCCGTTACAAAATACCGTGGGGGACCCACTAATTCCTGCCCCTGGATGTACCGATAAAATATTTGTGTGGGGGCACCACACATCAGTAACCCGAACAGCCGGTAACCCATCAACAAACACATCCGGGGACCCCATCACAGCCGGTCGGGGAGGGAAATAAGTGGGTCCCGCTGGATGTCCGCTACACATGTCAATTCCCATCCGAACAATGCCTAATGGAACACCCATAATTACTCCGTAAATGATCCCTGAGTCACTACAACGACTGGGGTAGGAGGAGTTCCCGCAATCGCCCCCGGTCCATTCAAATTCATTGGGATGCCGTTTAAGTTCATGGGACCCGAAGCGAAATGGGATTGTTGAAGGGATTGTGACTTAATTTCCGTTGTTGCGTTTAATTCGATACTTTGCCCCGCTTCAATTTTAACACTCCCCCCCGCCTTCAATTTAATATCTCCCCCAGACGTAAAACACAAATCCCCTTTCACATAGACATTCTTATCAGATAAGACGATCTCGTATGCATCAGCATGAATTCGAGTAACTTTCGTACCGTCAGGATGCATCTCTTCAAATGTTCCAGAGCGATGGTAGATATGAACTCGCTCAGCCCCCGGCGTGTCATCAAATTCCAAGACATGTCCTGATTCGGTTTCCATGACCCGATTGTAGGGATATTGGGCATTATACTTTGTGGCTGGCTCAGACCACGTTCCTCCTCCAGCAGTGGGAACTCCAGATGTTACACTAGAGGTCTTGAATTGAATAACCGTTTGACCAATATTCTGATTTCTGGCCAATCGTGATAGAGTCGGTTCATTCAACGGATGGGGATTTCGTTGCCCCGATCCTTCCGTGATAGATACTGGCCCCGATGAAACGGTTACAGATGCGGGGTGTTTCGGAGCACTCTTCAATTGAGCCGCTGTTCTTGGATCGGAAAAGCCCATTGAAGCAGGAGGAAGTTCTGTTGGGAGACCCGTTAACATTCCCATAATAATAGGAACCTGAGCGTCTTGCCCATCAAAATAAAATCCTACTACGTAATCTCCCTCTTTTAATTGAGGGGATGCCGTATCATTTAAGGCTAACATAGGTTGAGCCCATGGTAGTTGATCGGTCGGTAAATCAGATTTATTTGGGGTATGCGCCCCAACAATACGAACTCGGCATCGTCCTGCTTTTTGTGGATCTTGTCGATCTTCAACAACCCCCATCCACCAAACGAATTGCATTCCAATATTTTGTGGGTGTATCTGCATTAGAGTGCTCGTATCTTGTTAAATGCTGGATTAATGGTCACTGCTTTTGGCATTGGGGTTTTTACGGAATCTTTTGACAATTCGAGTGTACTCGTATACTTAGTACGATCAATCTTGTGACGAACTGCTGTAATGAGATAATTCCCCCCATACAATTCATCTATTGGTTTTGCCTCTCGTGTCGGAGTGGACAATGAGGGGAAATTTACCGTTACCACTTTCCCCGCTTTGAGAATTGTATTTCCTGGCATATCGACTTTTAACTGAAATCCATGCAGACCTGAAATATAAGAATTACGCTGAATCACCCAATTTTCGGGGTTCAACTTATTGGCCGACACTCGAAAGAATGCTTCATAATGCTCAGTTGCCGAATGTTGGGTTCTGTCTGGGCTTAACTGTAAATATGAATATTTGTTAAGGTGTTTAGTCTTATCGAATAGTACTGCGCTACTGACATTGTTGACTGTGATCTTTTGTGAGAATGGGTCAACGACTGTTAGCCTCCCCGCGTATGTACCCGCTCCAAACGAGTGGAGCATATCAGGAGTATTGACCAATTCAAATCCATGGGCCGATTCGTGTCGTATCTGTGCGTCTGATACGTTTTTATTTTTTTCCCCATGCACCAAACTAGGAGAAAAGTTTAAT